CGGTGCGGCCTGTTTCGGTGCGGCCTTTGTCGGTGCGGCCTTTTTCGGTGCGGCCTTGGGCTTGGCCGGGGGCTTTTCGGCGGGGGCCGCGTTGTCTACTACGACGATATCGTCACCCGCCGCGATGGCGGACGCGCACGCGTTAAAAGTCTTGCCGGCGGTGGCGCTTGTAAAAACGCCGTCATCGTCTACCATTTCATCCACGCGGGCAAGCTTCGCGGCCATACGCTTAGCGTTCCACTTGCCGGCGGTACTAACGCCGATTTCTTCAAACATCTTTACCGCCGCCGCTTTCTTGATTTCCACTTCCGCCATTCCGGTCTCCTTGTTCGTGGGGCTATGCCCCGTTTCCAATTTCACATTTCCGCTAGTTGCTCCTAGTATCGTCACGACCCCACAAAACCAACCTAGAACGTAGACCGCACATGCGGACGGGCAAGGGCTAGACACCCCGCCACGTACACACAAAGGCTTTCCGAATACACCGCCTCCCGCCGCTTCGTGCAATTCAAACGAAACACCCCCTGGGCCGTTTCTTCTTCCGTGGCGTTGATGCCGTACATAGCCGTTACGTGATCGTTTTTCCGGCGGTCGTTGCTAAAGTTGCCCCGCCGTATGGTGTGGGCGTCGTAGCTTCCCGCGTCACCTTGGGTAGCCGTGACTAGTAGTATATGACGGCTTTGGGATAGGCCCCGCATGCGTAGCCACGTGGCGTTAATGGCTTCGCGGTCCCCGGGTTGGTAGCCCGGTAAGGCGGCTAACGTGTCGGCGTAATCAATCACCACCACATCGGGGACCCACCCCCCGCGTTCCCATACATCCAACACGCCCGCTATCCCGTCTATGCCTATGGCGTCGGATGGATGGGCGGATAAACGTAGTAGCGGGCGTTTGAAACGGCGGGTTTTCCGTTCGCACGCATCCCACGCCATGCGCCAATCAAGGGGGCCGTCGAAGGTGCGTAGTTCCGTTTCTACGGAACACGGGCCGTCGTTATCGTCACGGGATATGCTAACCGGGTATTCCACTTCGTAGGGTGGCCGTACCGGACGGGCCGCCGCCCGACACATGAACCGCCGCATGATTTGATTTTGGGACATATCCCCAACCGTGAAAAACGCCACCCGTCGGCCTTGCCGTACCCCCATCCACGCCATATCAATTAGCCACCACGTCTTACCGCGCCCCGTGGCCCCCGTGAATGCTACGAATTCATCCCGCCCTAGTTGGTCCCCAAAGAATTGACCGAGGGCGCCGGGGTACGTGATAAGTGGTTCCGTGTTGCTTTCAAATGCCGCCCGCACCGCGTCCATATCTTGTAACACATCCACACCGGCCCCCACCCCAAGTTCCACACGACCCCACCCCGCTACCGCTTCCATGGCCTTATCCACGGCCCCCCGGTCCACGTGACCCTTTACCGTGTCGGCTAGGCGTTCAAGCAAAACTGTGTTGAAGTGGTTACCCGCTAGGTCCGTTAGATATTCGGGGTTCGTATCGTCGGCTTCGGCTTCGTAATCCCCGCTAAGGTCCGATAGGAAACGATCCACTAGGGCCACGGTGTCTTCGTCGTTAGCGGTGGCGGCCCAACTTTCAAATAGCCCTTCTAGGTCCGCGCCCGGGGCTTTGTTGTAGCGTTGGTAGTAACCCACACACCACCCGCCCACAAGGTTAGCCCACCGTGTGCGGAAAAGACCATCCGGGCGCCACTTTGTCACCACGTGGCCTAACACCGTTTGGTCTACGACCATTCCCGTAAGTACCCGGCGTTCTTCGGTGGCGTCGTGTTCCGTTACTTTCAAGATACCCCCTTATTCATCATGTCTACCAACACATCCCATCGGGTGGGGTCGCCCGTATAGTCGATAGCCCATTGGCGGCCCATCTTTCGGAACGCATCCGCTTCCGGCTTGAACGCTAGCGGCCTAAGATCCCCGGACCAATCGGGCCAATTCCGGGCCCGTTCGTAAACCGTTTCCATCCATTGTTTTACAAAGAACCCGGGGGGCGGCATAACGGCCTTTAGGTGGTCGGCTAGGCTTAGGGCTAGTCTTTGTTTAGGGGTTATGGTTTGCCCGTCGCGCATTGCTAACGCAAAAGCGTCCCGGGCTTTACACCAATCCCGGTAGGCGGTTAGGCCAAGTTCTACGGCGGCGTCCACCGTATCGGCGGACCCCTTGGGCCACGGTAGGATAGACAACTTGTCCCCTATCTTTTGCGCTTCCGAGCTTATCGTCACGGTGGTAAGATCCCGGCCGGCGGCCGCTTCGATGGCGGGGAATTTCTTACGGAACGCCGCACCACTATAGGCTTCGGGTACGTATTCCTTTCCGATGTTCCCACGGTACCAAGACACGGCACGGCGTATGTCATCTTCCGGGATGGCGTCGCGGGTTCGTAGTAGGCGGATATGGTTAGCCCACGTGGACGGCCGGGCCTTAGTTAGGCCCGTCTTCCTTGGCGGCATGGTGCGGACCGCATCTAATAGGGTGGCGGCCACGGCGCGGTCAAATTCGGTGGTGTTGCTATCGGGGGTTTCTAGCCCGAACCCGTCCGCCTTTGGATCCCCCACACCGTCCGATTTTCCGATATCGGACAGTGGATTGGTTATAGTATCTGGTTCATTATCTGGTATAGGTTCGGCTTTTTCGCCCGTTTGATTTGGCTTTTTCGCCCGTTCCATTTGGCATTTTTGCCCAATGGCGGTACCCACCGTTAGGGCGTACCACATGGTCCTATCGTAGGCGGATTTGTTGTAATTCCCCTTCACCAACACCCCATCATCTACTAGGCGTTCCATGGCCCGGCGTATCTGGTCCACCGATAAGAACGGGAAAAGTTCCGCGAACGCTTTTCTACTATTGTATGTCCACGTCCGGCCGTCGTGTTGGTGTTTCCCATTGGCTTCGTTCTTCGCCACCCACCACCGGATATGGAAAAGTAGGATGGCCGCGTGGACCCCATACCGTACCGCGTCGGTTTCGTGGAAACAATACACCTTGCCACCGGCGTTTTCATCCATTGGCTACCTCCTAAAAAGGAAACCCCGTTTGTACCGAAACCCTAACCTTTAGGCATTTCCCACCAACAAAGGGAAAGGCTAAGGTCCCGGTACAAACGGGGTTTAAGGCGTTGCGTGTTGGTTATAGGTATGCCAAAACCTACATTCATACTATATCACAATTTCGCGGTTATTCAAGAAAGGCCCGTCGCACGGCCGCTATTTCGTCGGGGTCCGCCGCCGCCGCATCGGCGCCCGTTTCAAGTAGTACGTTATGGGTGGTGCCCGGGTAGACGCTAAGGGCGTTCGCTAGGACACGCGCCCGTCGTTGGGCTTCGGGGTCCGTGTCATAGCACACCGCCCGTATGGGGTAACGGGCCATAGCCTTTAGTTGGGCTTCCGTGTAGGCCGTCCCACACGTGGCTACGGCGCCCGGCCCCGTGGCCCATACATCTATGGGGCCTTCGTGTATTACGATGGCGTGGCGGGCGTAGTCGGCCCCGTAAAGGATGCGTTTGTGTGGTATGGCTTCGTCTTCTAGGGACGCGCTTATGTAGCGTTGTCGGTCCCGTGGGTTAACGGTTCGGGTGGTCCACGATACGATTTCCCCGTGGTGGTGGATCGGGATAAACAACCGCCATCTAAGCCGGGCCGCGTGCCCGATCCCTTCCACCCCCCATAGCGTGGCCATTGTGGCCCCGTCTAGCCCGCGTGCCGCTAGGTAGGCCGTGTGCCCGGGTAGTAGGGGTCCACGTCCGCTAGGTAGGCGTAGGCGCCCCGTGTGGCGCACGGGTGGGGCTTCCCATACGGCCCCGTCTATCCGTTCCCGCATTGACCGCCGGGCCTTCCCCGTTAGGGCGGCTAGTACGGCGGCGGTGTTTTGTCGCCCACACCGCCAACACGACGCGGCGCCGGTGCTTAGGGATATGCCTAGGTGGTAGCTACCCGTCCCCGTTCCGCACCACGGGCAATCTACTTGTATCCAACCCGGGCGCCCGTGGTGGTGTTCCCCGCCTACGTGGGGTATGTTGTGGTCTATTAGGATATCGCGGATGGTGGCCATGGTGGGCTAGTCGTCTTCCCATAATTCATCGCCGCAGTCATGTCCAAATACACCTTCTAGGCATTTCCTTAGTACGAATAAGGCGTTATCGTGCGGTTTGCGTTGATATAGAAGCGCCTCTATATCTATCGCGGCATCGATGATGCTAGCTATGTCTTCGGGTTGGGGCTTTGTGGGGTGCCATTCTTCTTGTGTGGCCGTTACGCGTTCGAGCGTTCGTGGCCGTGCTTTCTTTTTCGCGTATGCTTCGTAGGTCGTTGGCATTTATTACCCCTTTCCGTTTCTATCCTTTAGTATCGTTACGGGCTTCGGGTAGCACCATATCCGTTTTGGTCGCCTTACGCATAAGGGCAACTATCGCGGCTTCCATGGTGTACCCATGGCGGGCGCAATACGCCTTGAATTGGGCCTTTGTGTCCCGTGGTACGTTTCGGGTGTGTAGGGTGGTACACCGATAGCGGCGTCGGTTCATTGTGTCTCCTAGCTGAAAAATCCTTTGTTAGTTGTTTCCTTACACGCGGTGGGGTTCCGCCACACTACTTCCGTTCTGGGCGGGGCGTTGCCCTTACCGATAACGCTTGACCCCCGTACACGGCCCGCCGCGTGGCATGTGGTTTGGAATTCATCGTGTGCCCATCCCGCGTCTTCTAGTGGTGTATAGAGGGGCGTGTCGTAGCCGCTTAAGATCACGGCACCTTCGCACGAAAGGATAACCCTAACTAGGTCTTCGTGTTGCGTGTAGTTCATTTCGTGGGTGTATGCCTTGGTAGTTATGCGGGTATCGGAAACGTACGGCGGGTCTAGATAGAAAACGGCATCCGGGCCATCCCAATAGCGGATTACTTCTAGGG